TTTGTAAAATACTTTAAACACTCAGAACCTACAAGTATAATCCAGTCATAGTCATCTTGATTGATCTCTATATCACAATCTCGTTTTAGTACTTTCTTTATTGTAGGATCAGAACATAGTTCATACTTATCAAAATCTATCTCATTGTTAAATAGTTTTACATAGTCATTACGACTAGGTTTACTTTCTACTAGGGCTATCTTAGCCATATAATGTCTCCTTTAATTCTTTTACTTTTACTTTGTTCAATGCTCCTGCATCCCCTAATTGTACAGGTAGCCTTATGTTTTTTGATAATAACTCTGATATTTCACAGATTTCAGCAACTCGAGTAGCCGCATCTTGTCCTGCTTCATCAGGATCAAATAGTATATCTACTGCAGATACTCCTTGCATTTTTAGTAACTTTAGTTTGTCAACATCAATGTTTCTAGTTCCAAAACAACATACAGCATTTTCTAAGCCTTTGTCGTGTAGGTTTAACATATCAAAAATGCCTTCTACTAATATTACTCTACCCTTGATGGGGCGGACTCGAGCAGGATACAAAGGTAGCAATGCCTTCGGGGGATGTATTAAATACTTTGGAACATCAGTTGGGGACTGTGTTCTGCAGTTAAATGCTACTATTCTTCCTGTCAAGTCCTTAATTGGAAAAGAAATTCTGCCTGTAAATGGTTTGTCTGGATGCAAAAATGCATCAAACAATTTGTAACTTTCTGGAGTGATCTCACGCCAGTTGCCTACATAGGGCATAAAATTCTTTGGCATCTTCAATCCTATCGAAGATGCTCTTTTTTCTTCTATCTTTCGTTTGGCCTTTTCTCTACGAATGTCTAATGGATTCGAAGGGGCATCAAAGTGATTAAATAAGTTGCCCTTAAAACCACACGAAAAACAGTTAAATACTCCTGTAATTCTATCAATTCTCATACTAGGATTACTGTCGTCATGCTCTGGATTTAAACACTTAACAATGGCATCTGCTGGAGATAACTTATAATCGATTTTTCGTTCTTGTAATAGTTCTTCTACTGTCATAGCTGTTGTATAAATGCAAAAATTACAATAATAGGAGTTGCTATCATTATTGCAAATGCCATTGCTATAAGTATATGTTCTGCTATCCTCATAATTTCTTGTGTGCCCATCCTTTTAATTGATCTCCAAGTTCCTCAAAGTCTGTCATAGCTTTACCACTGGGATCTTCTTTGTGTTCATAATACTTACTTTTCCAAGCAAGTTCTACCATTTGAAACCATATTGCTATGGCTTTGTTTCTAAATTCTTTATCTCCCCATAAGTAAAACATATTCCACCATTCTTTTTGAAATTTGTATACTTCTACATTTATTGTTTTAAACATCCAACCGTCTGGATGCTTATGGCATATCTCTAGCATTGCTCTTAGTCTTTGACTTCCTGCAATCGGATAATAACTAGGCATGGTTAGTATTGGGGATTTCATTCCATGCTCTATTAAACTTTTCATAAGAGGTTCATTTAGAGGAACTTTATGAATATTCTTTTCCACAGTTGGCTGATTCAATAGAAATTTAACTGATTGTTTTTCTATATCGAAAGGAGGCAGAGCTATTAACTCTGCCGTTTCTTTGCTAACTCTATCTGCCGCCACTGTTTCTTACCTTTCTCCAAAGACCGTGTCTGCGTCTTTTTTCTATTTCCATACGAATCATGTATGTTCTAATTAATGCTACTACTGTCATTATAAAGGTAGTAGTTAAAGATATAAGAAAAGCACTTTGCCATGCCCATTTCTCTATCATTAGCCATAACATAAATGTTTGTAACGGAAAGTTAATTGCTAGTGCAACACCTACTTGAACCACTGATTCTTGTAGTGCTGCTTTCTCTGTTTTAGTCATTTATTTCGTCCCATAGTTGTTCCTCGTGTTCAGATTCATAAATCTTTCTGAACTCCTCGATTGTTGGTGTGAGCACCTTTACAGGTGACTCGCTTAATTCTCGCACATATCTAGTATATGCAATTAGTAGTTGTTGTTCTGTGTATAATATCATATGTCGTCTACATTTTCTCCTGTTGCCATATTATCTTTAATTGCTTCTCGCTCTTTAGGATTGATTGCTGACTGAGGTCCAATCTTCAAGGTTTCCCAGTCGACAGTACTTGTAAAACTTTCCATACGATTACTTCTCATTTTTACACAGTTGAATGTCATGCACTCATCCTGCTGTTCCCATGTTTCTAAAGCATAGGCAGCATCTGCTGCATCAAGAATACCTTTTGCAAACCTAGCTTCTCCACTTGCATCTGTTTGATATGGTGCGAAGACAAGCGTTTCATATTCTTGTGCATATAATTTCATTTTCTTACTGACTTCTATCTGTTCTGTCCAGTCATACTGACCTGAGCGACTAGGTGCATTGTGGCGTCGAACTTGGTTTAGATAGTCTACTATTACTACTCCTACATCTAATTGGTTAACTTTCTTATCTAATTCAGACTGAATTTTAGAAAGTGTAAGTGCTGGATCGTAAATTACATCTAGTTGTTTTTCTTTATGTAAAGGTAGTTTTGTTAAATTTTTGTGGAATTCTTCAAAGTCATGAGTTTGTTGAAACTCTGGCAATAATTCATGTCCACCATCAAAACGACCTGCCCACCAGCCACCAACCATATTCCATTCCTGAGCAGAAAGGACTTTATTCCTTAATCTTGAAAATGGTATCTTTGTAGCAATAGAACAAATTCTCTGAAGTATTGATCTGCTATCCATCTCAATCGTGAAGTATAAGGCACTACGCCCACCTTCATATACATTGGATGCTAGATTACAACAAGTTAGAGATTTTCCTGAACCTCGTCGTCCCCCTACAAGCACTAAGTCTTTAGGAGAGAACTTGATTTGTGAGTCATACTCACTATTGAGTCCTAAGGGTAAATACTTCGCTAGTTCTTTGTCATCTTCAAACAAAGATATGCTCTGCATACTTTCTTCGGGTGGTTTGACATCTACCTTATCACTTACCCTTAAAACTATTTCTTGTAATTGTTCTATATTCTCCTCTGCACTAGCCATTGCGACTGTACTATCAATGTAATTATCGAGTTCATCTAGGATTTCTACTTGTGCGTATTCATTTTTTAAATAGTCAAGTAAAAGCCAAGCGTCTACCTCGACATCTACAGATTCGATTGCGAATATTTTTTCTTGGAGTTGTCGATCTCGGACTTCATAAGAGAGATCTTCGAATTGAGGAAGGTCTTGATAATTGTCTATATGTTTATCAAGGATGCGGAATATTGACTGGTACTCGCCAGGTAGGTAATGTTCTTTTAATTTAGACCATGTATCTAAATCTTTTTGAACTATAATCTGTTTTAAAAGCGCGGACGCAATATTCATTTGACCTCTCCCAAAGTACTAAAAAACGGGCAGGGGCGAACCCCTGCCTTAAACTAATCAAAAAGATTCGGTAATTAACCTATGTCTTTTTTAGCTGCGCCGTTGTAGTCGGAACATTGTAGTCCTCGTCTTGTCAACATAGTTTTTACGCCACGAACTGTTTTGCCGATTTGGTCAGCAATTTCTTCTACAGTGTGGTTAGCAACATCTACATCAGCAAGTACATCAGCTTTGCTTGATCCTTTTGTTTCTCTTTGCTTTGGAATAGCGTTAATTTCGCCACTTCTTAAAAGTGAGAGAGCTTTTCCTCTGATTGAGTTTACAGATTTGCCAAGTGCGTCAGCGATTTCTTCTACGAAAGATCCATCGTTAACCATTGATACAAATGTGCCTTCTTCTTCAGGAGTGTAAGTTCTAACAGTTTCAACTTTAGGAGCAGGCTTAACATGAGAAGTTAATTCCATTGATAAGATTTTTCCTTGAATTGATTTAGCAGAGAAGTTTCCGCCTTCGAAGTGTGATGCAATTTCTGCATATGTGTAAGAGCCACTGTTGTCAGTAACAAAGGCTAATAAGGTTGCTTCTTGTTCGTCTGAGAAAGACTTAGAAGCAGATGCTGAAGCTAATTCAACATCAAATCCCATTTTTCTCAATTTGCTAGAAACTGATCTTGTAGATGTTTCTAACTC